TAAGTAGCTTCAGCCCGAATTTTTTGCCCATTGAAATTATAGACATTTATAATGATGTTACTTGGTATGCTCCCAGATTACGAAATGGACAATTTTTATGTGTGCCCATTGAAGACGGTCCTAGTCCAAGATGTGTATACTTTGTAAAAGAAATTAGTAGAAACTGTGAGATTGTAGATTATAGCCAGGTGTTTTAATGAAGAAGTCTGTACAAGCTGATGAAAAATTAGATAAAATTGATTTTGATTTATTTGAGGCAATCAGTGCGATTGATAAAAAAGATTATGGATATTACGATAGATTAACTGAAGAACAAAAGAAAAAGTTTGTTCCATTTATGTTGATACATTGGATTAGCTGTGTGAAAGGCAATCGTGATATACAAGGTTATTATTTAATGAGTACCGAACATCACGCTAACAAATATCTATTCAATGAAAATATACAAAAGAATCCAAAGTTACAATGGTTAATGCTATGTGCAAGTAGTCCAGGTATTGGCAAACAATTTCACCAATGGATCCCACATATTAAAGAACGTGTAAGCACATTGCGTGAAGAAGCAAAACAAAAAGATATTCAGGATTACTATAAAAAAATATACAAGACTGATGATGAAACATTAAAAGAAATGACAACATTATTTGTTGAAAATCAAAAGCGTAAGGTATATTTGGCAAAGAAATTTCCACATTTGAAATTAGATGATATTGAACTATTAAATGAACTGGTAACAGAAAAAGATTTAGAGCAGTATGAGCGAGATAGCGGAAACTAAACCAAGTTTTGGATGTGAATTTTGCAATCGTACTTTCTTACGTGAAAGTACCATAGCAAAACATATTTGTGAATATAAACATCGTTGGCAAGAAAAAGACAAACGTGGCAACCAAATTGGTTTTCAAGGTTGGCTACACTTTTATAAGAATAATACAGCCAGTGAGAAAAAAAGAACTTATTTAGATTTCATTAAAAGCAGTTATTATACAGCTTTTGTAAAGTTTGGTAGTTATTGTGTAGATGCAAACGTACTTAATGTGCAACGATATATTGATTGGTTATTAAAAAACAAAATACGAATCGATGTGTGGAATACTGATAGTAGTTATACAAAGTTTTTAATTGAATATTTGCGTAGTGAAGATCCCTTAGATGCTATTCATCGTAGTGTAGAAACAACTATGAACATGGCAGTTGAACAAAAACTATTAGCTAAGGATTTGTTAAGATATGGCAATAAGAATAAAATATGTTACGCGGTGACAACAGGAAAGATTAGTCCATGGATGTTATATCAATGTGATAGCGGGATACAATTTATGAATACCCTAGACCAATCACAAGTAAAGTTAATTATTGATTACATTGATCCTGAAAAATGGGCTATCAAATTTAAACGTGATCCTGAAATCGTCAAATCAGTAAAGGAAATATTACATGAAGGACAGTACTAATTATCCATATAATATTAGATTGTTTTGGAGAAACGGAGATACTATAAGTGGCTGGGATGAAAAATGCATATGGGCGATTGAGACATTTGGGCTACCAGGTGAGAAGTGGATTACACATGCAGATAGTGATTTTATGGACTTTATGTTTAAATACGAAAAGGATGCTATGTTTTTTTCGTTAAAATGTTTATAGTAAAAGCCAGAATAAGATTATCTAACCATGATATATTACAAGATGTATGCAATTGGTGCAATACATATATAGGTACCGAGAACAAAGATTGGTATTGGTCATATGTTAATGATAGCCCATTTGATAACCAAATTGACTTTGCTTTCAGGGAAGAAGTACATGCAGCTTATTTTAGTTTAAGATGGTCTTGAAATTGCCTAGTCATACACAATATTATGATATAAGAAAAGGGTTTGCCAACGACAAACCAAATTGGTATCTTATTAAAATACTTAATAACGAAAGTGGTTATTTAGGATTCCATGAGTCATGTTTGGAAATGATTGATTGGTTATATACCGAGCTAGATATGCCCGAACGCCATTGTCGTTGGCATTATGATTGTGATAAAATAGAAGTTAAGTTTAGATATATTCAGCATTATAATTGGTTTACTTTACGTTGGTGTTAACATGAATTTTCAAATTATTAAGTTAGATAAAAGACATACTGGACATAGTAATTTTAAATATGCGATTGGTTCAGGATCAGGTAAAATTTTAAAACAAAATAATTTTTGTGAGATACGTGAATGGTGTTGGACAACATATGGTCCTAGTAAAGAAATTGATGAATGGTTAGAAGATTTAAAATATCACCAACCATGGCAACAAAATTATTATGGTCCAATCACACATCACAATGAATTTTGGGCTTGGCAAAAAGATATGTATCAAAAGCGTATTTTTTTACGTACTGATAAAGAATTAGCATATTTTAAGTTAAGGTTTTGTTAATGATTGATTTTACCTTGGAAGGGTACACTATATTAGATAATATGATTCCTATATCATATCTTGATAGTTTGTATGATAAGTTTAGTAGTTTACGTATAGTTCGTGCTAGTACCAGTAACAAAACTTATAGAGAAGGATTACAAGTTGCTGAATTAACAGATATCAGTGTGTATTGGACAGAGTTAGTAACTGATTTTCCAGAAGTTAAGTCCATCAATGATATCTTACATAATCAAGTCAAAAATTATCTTAGTACAGCAATATTATACACAAGTGACATTGTTGTAATTAATCCAAATAGTACTTGGGTTAGTCCTCATGTTGATACCCCGCATCGATTTACTGAGTATAATTTTGATAAACGTTTATTAGGAATTCAATGTATTGTACCTTTATTTGATTTGTCTAACAATAACGGGGCCACAGGAGTCGTACCTAAGAGCCATACTAAAAATTTTGACATTGATTTTTGTTATAATGGGAAGTATAACAATTATTTTTTAGATAATGTCATACAACCAAATATTAGTAAAGGAAGTGCATTAATGTATAATTGTAGAGTATTACATAGTAGTATGCCAAACCCAACCAATATAGTTCGTCCTGCCTTATTATTAAATTATTTAGATAGTGACATTGTTAATAGTATAAGACCTTTAGATAATGTATGGAGTAGTAATGCCTAGCCATGTAATGATTGATATGGAGACATTAGCAACAGATCCTAATTGTGTGATATTAACAATTGGTGCTGTAAAGTTTAACCCCAAAAGTACAGGAATATTACAAACATTAGAGTTAAGACCTACAGTAGAAGAACAACTTGAAAAATTCAATAGGAATATTAATGATGATACTTTACGTTGGTGGTCTGAGCAGAGCCCTGAAGCACTTGAAGAAGCATTGGGAGACAGGGGACGCATGTCATTTACAGAGTGCATGGAAACCCTTTATAAGTTTTGTTGGAACTGTGATGCTGTTTGGAGCAATGGTGCATCATTTGATGTGGTCGTGGCTGAAACAGCCTTTAGACAAACTCTCACTCATAGGCCTAACCCTATTCCTTGGCCTTTTTATACTATTAGAGATACTAGGACTTTATACGAAATTGCGGGAGTCAAACTTAAAGACGGAGGATATAAAACAAGTCACAAAGCAGTAGAAGATGCTGAACGTCAAGCTATTGTAGTACAACAAGCATATGTAAAATTAATTAAGGCAGGATTATTTGGCAATTCAAAGTGATATTGATATTGACTTAGCAGACCGTGATCAATTATTAAAACTAATTGATCATATTCCTGCAGCTATACGAAAGAATAATATTAAAAAACATCCTACTGGAGTATATGTAACGGATATACCTTATGATCCACTTAATGATATATGTTCATTAGATTATGAGTTAGCCGAACAACGTGGTTATTTTAAATTAGATTTGCTTAATGTCCACGTATATAAATTAGTGCGTGATGAAAAACATTTACGAGATTTAATGGTTGAACCAGATTGGAATAATTTATATGACAGAACTTTTGTAGAGAAATTAATACATATTAATAACCAATATGATACATTACGTAAGATGCCAGAACCAATTAATAGTATTCCAAGGTTAGCTATGTTTTTGGCAGTAATACGTCCTGGTAAACGTCATTTGATTGGTAAAACATTTAAAGAAATTAATCAGTCAGTATGGGATAAAAACGCTGATGGGTATTACTTTAAGAAAAGTCATAGCATAAGCTACGCACAATTAGTGGTAGTACATATGAACTTGTTAGATTTTCTTAACCAAAGTGATACTGCGTCTTTTGATTCTTCGCTTGTTTAAGTCCTGCATACTACAAACTGGACCATGTAATATTACTAAGCTTTTTGTATTAAATGTACGTAGAAAGGTTTTAAATATTACCCATTCAGATTTAAGGAAAAGATTGATTGGTATTAATCTATTGCTTTCCCACCACCAAGTATCTCCTAATTCAAGAAATTTGTTTTTTGCATCTTTATCAACGATTGCTCCATAATCATACAATGTGGTTACAATATCATCACGGTTTTGTATGATACCAACATATTCTTGGTTGGCATATGAAACAACGGACATGAAGGGATGCGTTTCGCTTAATTTTCTTAAAAACTCATTATTAATCATTCAAATATAGACCCAAATATATTTACACTTATTTTACCATAATAATTATTTCTATTAATAAATAAGTATAGGAGCTTTGAATGTGTATTCAACATCAGTTTTTTATTATACTCAACGACAAATCGTTGTATTACTTTCAGGATATTCGCCGAGAAAATATATGCCAGTCTATGCCAAACCATTAACTTTAAACAAAGGTGTTGACAACCAAATACAATTTCAGTTCTTAAACCAAGAACAAAAACCCGTCGATATCACAGGAAAAACAATTACTTGTAGAATTTTAAATAATGCAGGTAATCAAGTGTTACTGCGTAAAGCATTAACTTTACAATTGCCAGCCACTGGTATAGCTGCACTAATTGTAAATGCAGCAGACATTGAAAATATTGATGCACAAAAAGGTTATTATAGTTTAGAAATACCAGTTGGCGAGTTTGATTATCCTGTGTTTGTTGATCAAAACGCAGGAGCACGTGGTGATATGAATATTGTCAATAGTGTATTGCCAAGCTTTGTCCCAAGTCAGGAAGTGACTATTCCAACTGGGCAACCTTTCCCTAATGTAGATATCAATAATAATATTAGTAATGTATTACCAAATGCCGCAACTTATTATAGCAGCATAATTAACACAAGTGATAATCCTATATTAACTTTACAAGCAAGATTGACCGAATATAATGGTGATATTATTATTGAAGGTACAGTAAATCAACAAGCAACAGATTGGTATCCAATTATAGCTTCAGAATATTCAAATAATACTGATACTCATGGTTGGACTATACGTGGATATCATCCTTTTGTAAGAATGGTTTTTATAAGTAATACAGGCGCTGTTACTAATATATTAGCAAGATAAACCAACTTAGTTGCATAACATTATTGGTTGTGTTAAAATCAATAGATGTTTGATATCCTCACATTGATTCCAGGTAAGAAGACGCTTAGTCAAAGTGGTTGGCATAGCTTTAACGCATTATGTTGTCAATTTCGTGGACATAGGGCTGATACACGAAAGCGTGGCGGAATACGATTGGGTGAAAACAGTTGGCAATATCATTGTTTTAATTGTGGATTCAAGTGTGGATTCTTTTTAGGTAAAAGTATTACCAAAAACACACGTTTATTATTACAATGGTTACATATTGATGAGAATCAAATTAATCGTTGGAACTTAGAAAGCCTGCAACATAGAGATTTATTAGAAATATATAGAGTACGTAAAGAACGTAAAAGAGTAAAATTCAATGAGTTTGTATTAGAAGGTGGTGAGTTACTTGATATTAATAATAGTAAACATAAGGTTTATATTGAATATTTAAGAAGTCGTGGCTTAAATCATGATGCATACCCATTCTTAGTGACTCCTGAGTTAGAAGGTAGGCAAAGTAATCGTATTATTATTCCATTTACTTTTGAAGGTAAAATTGTAGGACAAACGTCTAGGTTTTTAGATGATAGAAAACCAAAGTTTATCAACGAACAACAAGCAGGATATGTCTTTGGATATGACTTACAAAAACCTGAATCTGAAGTATGTATATTATGTGAGGGTATTTTTGATGCTATTAGTATAGATGGTTGTGCATTAACACATAACACGATTAATGATGATCAGGTAGAAGTATTAAGTAGGTTAAATAAACGAATTATTTTTGTACCTGATTTAGACAAAACAGGATTAGCTACATGTGATAGAGCATTGGAATTAGGATATGAAGTAAGTATCCCAGAATGGGACCAAGGAATAAAAGATATTAACGAGGCTGTAGTAAAATATGGTAAGTTCCCTACACTATTAAGTATATTACAAAGTGCTACAACCAGTAAAATTATTATAGAAATGAGGAGAAAGTCGGTTGCTAAAAGATTATAATATTGATGTTCAAATGTTGTTCTTGCGTATGATGATAACAAATGCAGAACTATATACCAGAGTAATGAACATTATGAACGTAGCAAATTTTGAGAAATCATTACGTCCTGTTGCAGAGTTCATGGTAGAGCATTCAAAAAAATATAATGTAATGCCTGAACCTGTACAAGTAAAAGCAACTACTGGTGTTGAAGTAGATGTTATTCCAGAATTAGATGACGGGCATTATGAATGGTTTTTAGAAGAATTTGAAGCATTTACAAAAAGACAAGAATTAGAACGTGCAATACTTAAAAGTGCAACATTACTTGAGAAAGGTGAGTACGATCCAGTTGAGAAATTAATTAAAGATGCAGTACAAATCAGTCTACAACGTGATATGGGTACAGATTATTTTGCTGATCCTAGAGCTAGATTACTTGCATTAAAATCCAACAATGGTCAGAATAGTACAGGCTGGCCAAGCATGGATCAAAAACTATATGGTGGATTCAATCGTGGTGAATTGCAAATCTTTGCAGGAGGTAGTGGTTCTGGTAAATCATTATTCATGCAAAATTTAGCAGTTAATTGGGCACAAGCAGGGTTGTCTGGGGTATATATTACATTAGAACTTAGTGAAGGTTTGTGTAGTATGCGT